GGTGTTATATATCCTCTTTGTTCTTTGTTAGCTAGCGCTAAAACTCTTTGATATACCGTGTCTACTTTTACCATAATTTCTTTTTATTTTGTATTTGCAATCGCCCCGTAGAGCGACTGCATCTACAGTTTGATTAGTTGTTTAATCTTTTTTCAATATTCGCATATATTTCCATACCTTCATCAGTTTTAAACCAAGCGGCTAAAGCTGTGTATGGGTGCTCATCAAAAGGAACATTCATTAGTTTTCTATTGTTAGATCCCCAGCTAAAAGTTCTTTGATCAGAGCTTAACTTAATAATACCAAGCTCAGTTGCTTTAATACCAAAGTTTCTAAGTTGAACGTTATCATCAGAGGCTAACTCTAACAACAAAGCAGGATTATTTCTAGCAAACACTAGTAAATCTCTTTTAAGTTCTTTAGAACTCATCTTAGATACTTCAGAACCTTTTTCTACACGTATAATAGCTTCAGCCATGTCAATATCCATTTCTCTAGCAACTAGTATTGCGTCAGCTTCCATTTCTAATGTTTCTATTTGTGTTTCAGCAACAGCATCAGGCTTATGTTCGTAAAAAATATTTCCATTATGAGGGTGATATAAAGACAAAAGTTTTTGTAAAGTAGTTTCGTTTTTTCCTACAAACAAAACACCGTTTCTAAAAACAACATGCTCTAATCTTTGGTCTCCTTGCATTTCATCTACAAAAGGAGTTCTTTGATTTTTACAATATTTAAGTTCTCTTTCGTAGCCTTTTTCTTGATCGAAATAATATATACCGTTTGTTCTTAACATATAAGATAAAGGTTTATTGTTTCCTTTTAAATAATAAACTCTATCTTTAATTTCCCAAGTAATTTTTTTAGGAGCTTGAGTCTCCATGTTTTCATTTTCCATAATATAATATATAATAAAATTAATAAAATAAAAGGCCGAGGCCGAAGCCCCGGTCTTTTAAAAATAGTTTACTTCATTAACATAAAGTTGTTAGCACCTTGAGTGATCAAACATCTTTCAGTTAAGAAATGTAGTTGCATTGCATCTAAAGCAGATGTAGAAGCACCAACAGAACCAGTAACCCAAGTTTTCATTCTTCGGTCATCAGTTTGCGAAGCTCTATATCTTACATGTAAGAAAGGACGTTTCATACTAGCACCAACAGTTTGATCATAAACTGAAGAAGTACCAGCAGGAATCATAACCCCTCTAATAGCATTAGCACTAGCAGCATCATTAATACCACCTCTTGTTGCTTTGTCATTTAAGTATCTGAAGTCAGATTTGTAGAAGTCATAAGAACCTCTTCTGAAACCAGTGAAACCTAAATTTAACGCCATGTCTTCAGAGTTGTTAAATACTCCATAAGAAGTACCACCAGCTCCGTAAGAGTTCATTGAAGCTAACATATCATCAATAGCTAAACTAGTTGATCTGTTAACAAACATCATGTACTCTTCAATAGCACCTTGCTTATCAAACTCAGCAAGTATTGCGTCAAACTCAGCTAAGTCAGTAGCAGCGTTAACACCGTTTACACCAGAAGTAATATTACCTCTTGAAGTGATAGCAGCAAACAAACCTTGAGTACCAGTTGCATCACCAGCAGTTCCTAAGAAATTATCAACAGCGTCAGTACCGTGAACACCAAGCTCACCTTCTAACATTGCCATTTCAATGTAGTCAGTGAAACGAGCTCTTGTGTCAGCTTCAGCTTTTAAGTACCATAAGTAACCTGATTGTCCAGCTTCAGTAGATACTTCAACCCAACCAATTCTAGATGCATCAGAACCTGATACTTCGTAGTAATCTTTCATTATAATTGGTTTGTTAGTGTAAGACTTAAAGCTTGGTTCATTAGCGCCTCTTGTGTCAGCTTCAGCTGCAGCAGCACTAAGGTATTTTTTACCTTTTGCATATTCTGAACCGTAAACCATAATAACACAATCAGTTTTTGCATCAGTAATTGCAGAACAATCAGCTACACCGTAAGGTGCTAGCTCTACAACGTTACCATCAACTTCAGTAACTAAAGCTTTAATAACAGACTCTGGGTTAGCAACGATAACAGTATCGTTTACTCTAATACCATGTGAGCCTGAAGTATAATCAGCGTTAGTGTCAATGTGATCAGTAATAGTAACTTTACCACCGTTAAGTGATCCGTTAATGTTACCATTATTATCTGTCATTGTACATGTGTATGAAAGATGTAATCTTCCTTGTTCAGACCATACTACTTGATCAGCAGTCATAGCCTCTTCAGCACCTACTTGAGATAAAAAACCTGAAATAGTTCTCGGTCCGAAAACTTCAGCTTCTTTCTCCATTAGGTCTGGGACGTATTGTTGACCCCAACCTGCGTTTGAAGCAGATGAAAGGTCTAAGTAGTTTGTAGATAGTGTCTGCTGTATTGAAGCAGGAGTACTATTTAACAAACCTCCAGCGGTTATTGCCATAATTTTGTAATTTTAAATTGTTATTTATTGTTTTTAATTTTAAACTTAAAATCAGAAGAATTATTACCTAATACTTTTACTTTTACACCTCCAGCCTCAATAACTCCGTGTTGTTGTCTTGGATTCATATTAACATTTTTAGCTTTAGCAACGCTATCTTTCATAGCATCAGCCTTACCTTGTTCGTAAAAGTGTTTTGCAATAGCATCTGCATTCATCGCTGTATATAAAGACTTGTGATAACCTGCTGCATCTGACATTTCATTATTTTCATTCAAAAACTTTTTGACAAAATTATTAATGTCGCTTTGAGTTTCTTTAATCTCATTAGCATTGTTTACGTTAAATCTATATTTTTTTTCACCGACGTTATATTCAAAACCTTTGAACTTATCGTTAAAAACACTATTTGTTTTATTTAAAAAATTAGATTTAGTTTTTTCAGCTATTTTTTTATTTGCTTCTGATTCTTTGTTATATCTATTAAAAAAATCTACAGCTTTTTGTTGTTCTTTTGTAAGTTTACTTCCAGCCTTGATTTCTTCATAGTATTTGGACTTTTGCCCGTCCAAGTGGCTTCTAGCGCTGGCAACTTGCTCTTTTAACGCTAATTTTTTTCTTCGTATATCTCTTTCTTCATCTTCTTCTTCATCGTAAGAGAACGAATCTTCCATAAGGAAGTTAATTTCTTCTGCATTTAAATGAGGTTTTGTTTGTCTATAATATTCTCTTAACAAAGAGTCATCATCTAACTTGCTATAATCTTGATTAAGTTTAACATAATCACTTATATCACCACCAGTTTCTTCTATAAAGTCTACTAACTTTTGTATATTTTCTGGTAATGGTTTACCGGTTGCCTCAGCTTCAGCTATAGCTTCTTCAACTTTTTCTTCTACTTCAGTAACTTCTTCTTCAGTTGAATCTTCAGTAATTTCTTCTAATACTGGGGCTTCTTGTGCTTCTGCTTCCGGTTGTACTTCTTCTTGTTTTTCTGTGGATTCGGCATTTTCAGACTCTGCAACCACTCCGCTGTCGTCAGCGTTATCTTCTTTAGTTTCATTTTTTTCTTCTTTTGGTGTTGGTGGTTTATCTAAGTTTACTTTTGTAATGTTATCTTCTTGAGTATTTTTAATTTCAACTTTAGTAACGTTTTCTTGTGTAGTCTCTTCGACTACATTTTCTTTATTTTCTTCCATAATATAATATAATAATAATTAATAATTTTAACTAGGATTAAACGAACCTAAATCAAATCCTCCACTTAGTATATCATTACCTGCGGACTCAAAGTTTTTAGGCGCTTTACCTGTCTTTCTTTGTTCAATCATTTCTGATTGTTGTGTAGCTTGTATTTTTGTTCTTTCGTCTTTTCTATCTTCTTTTTCTTTTTCTCTACTTTTCATACCTTCAACTTCAATACCTTTAAGCTGCATGTTATATTGAAACTCTAAAGCCATAAGTTGTTTTTTAAGTTCAACTTCTTGTAACATTTTTTGAGTGTCAATTTGAGCTTTCATTTGTTCTAACTGAGCTGTGTTCTGTGTTAAAGCTTGGTTTTTTTGAACTTCAGTTTGAGCTGCGGCTTGAGCTGCTTGTGCATTAGACTGTGTTTGCATTTGTATATTTTGCATTTGCAACTGTCTATCTTTATCTTGTTTCTTTTTTCTACGTATTTTAAGTAGTTGGTTTGCTAGTTTTATATTTTTAATTTCTCTAAGATCAATAGCGTCTTCTAAATCTATACTTTGTTGTTGTATTGCCATTTGAATATTGTTTTCAAGTATAGCTTTTTCTTCTTCATCTGGAGTTAAATCTAAAAATATACCAAAATCATAAAGATGTAATTCTGACATTTCTTCTAAAGTAGCAACGTTGTGTACGCCTATAGCTTGTATAAACGCGTCTCTAGTTGGCGAGTACTCTATAATGTCTGATATTCTTAATGATAAACATTCTGCTGTTTCAGCTGTTAAAAATAACCCAGCTTGCAGTATATGCCTAGTTGCTGTATTACTATTTGCAGCTGCAAGTTTTTGTACACCAACTAAAGCATTTTTATCTGGCATACTACCATCTCTAGCTTCATTAAGCCCAGTTACATCTCTTATCATTTGTAAATAATAATTATAATTAGCAATTAAAGCTTGCATTTTATTACCACCACTACCAGATGTTATTTCTTGTATTGGTACTTTGCCAGGATTCATATCACCATCTTGTGTAAAAGATCTACCTATAACACTACCTGTTTGGAAAAACATGTTTAAAGCTTCCTGTGGATTATAATTTGTACCATTACCTAAATCAACTTCAGCTAAACCATCAGCATCTAAATAAACGCCGTCAGGAACCATACGAGCCATCACTTGTTGTAGCTTTAAATGTGTTAACTGTATCATATCAGCAAAACCAGTAATACGTTTTACTAATGAATCTATTTTGTTATCATACATGCGAGGCGCCACAATAGCATAATTCATTTTAACTTTAGTAAAATCACTTTTAGACCTCATCATGTTTTTAGCCATCTCCCATTTAAGTAATTTATTAGAACCTAATACTAAAGCTCCTTCATATAAAACTTCTATTGATCTTAATAATCTAGAATATCCACCTTCTTTATTTTCAGGTGGATTAAAGTTATCGTTTTTAGGTATTATTTTATCAGCACCAGTACCAGTTTCTTTAATTTTATACACTTCGTTCATATAAGTTTTATAATTAAAATATAAAACTTGAATAGTATTAACGTCTTCTTCTTCGTAATTATATCTTAAATTATTATTAGACCTATTATAAGATTTATTTTTCATTATATCTTCAAGATCACTTTCTGATAAGTGTGGAAATTGTTTAGCTAATTCATTTGCAGGTATTGTTTTTACTTCACCAACATAATATATGTCTTCAAAATAAGGAGACTCTGTGTAAGAGTATACCATATCAGCAGGATCAACGTATTTTATAGTAATACCTTCTGATGTTGTAAAATTAGTTTTAACAGCGCCAATACCAAGTACTGTTAAATCGTAATAAAATCTTTTCTTTATTAACTCATAGTTGTTACCTTCAAATAAAACATCTAAAGCTTGTTCTTCTGCCATTTCAACAGCTTGTTTGTAGTTAAGCTGCATATGAATTTGTAATTCTTCTTCTGTTTCAGGTAAAGTTTCTGTTTTGTTTTCAGATAAATCAATACCAAAAGCTTGTTTTGAAAAATTATTTAATTCTTTAGTTCTCATGTCTTTTAGTACAGACTCCATGTATTCAGTTCTTTTAGCAACGCCAAAAGGATCTTGAGAAAAAGCTTTTATATCATAAGTTCTTTCAGCAATACCATTAACAACAATATCTACAAATTTAGAAATAATTGGAACAGGTTTCCAGTCTAAATTTAAATAGGACAAATCACCGTTTATAGATAACTCATCCTTATATTTTTGTATTGGCTGTTCGCCTCTAGCATATAATCTTAAACTGTGAAAGTTGTTTTTATTACTAGTATATCTATTAGTTCTACTATCTTCATTGAACCACTCTGTTTCTATAGCTTTAGCTACTTTTAAACCATAATCATAGCTTAACTTTTCAGCATCGCTAACTGTTTGACTTGGAAAATAACTTTTAGTACCAGAATATGCCATATTATTTTATTATTTGTGAATTAGTTCCAGCGTTGTTATACTTGGAAATATTTATGTTTAATTTTGGTTTTTCAACCTTAGCGTTTGGAGCGTACAAATGTCTATTGTTAGCCATTATAGCTAAACCACTACTTATAGACGCATCAAACTTTGTTCTTTTGTTTATATCAAACTTAGCCCAATCATTTAATAGTTCATTAAAGTATAAATCACCAAATGTTCCATCTCGTTTCATACCTACGTGATCTTGTATATACATTTCAATTGCTGCGGCATGAGCTTGTTTTATATCTTCACTTGAGTTTGGTATACCACCTACTTCTTTTTCAGCTACAGATAATTTATTCCATAATTTATCAGGTCTATTCATACTAAAGCCTCTATAGCCTCTACGTCTTAAATAATATAAAAGACGTGGTTTGTTATTCTCTGCAAGTATTGGCATTCCGTAAAACACTAACGCCATTAAAACGTCTTCAAAGAATATTTCAGCTGTAGGTGGTCTTGATAAGTACTCTAAAAAGAAGCTATTCGCAGGAGCGTCCTCCATACTAAACC